AACTAGAAGATTAGGAATAGGGGTTCAAGCTCCTGACATTAAAAATGAATTTACAAATATTATTTATACTCAAGATACTAAAGGAATTATTTGGGAATGCGATTTTAGAGAAGCACATATATCTTTTAGAGCAGAAGATATTAAAGATCAAAAAGCTTGGCGTACTTGTTTAGCAAGACACAGGATTTATTGGCTTACTTTACCTAGGCCTAAAAAGGGTCCAGATCCATTTGAATTACTCATGAAACATTTAGTTGAGAATGCAATTGAAAATACTAAATTAAAATATGAAGATACTTTAGAAGAAGAACAATATCAAACATTAAAAGATTTCTTTGAGACAACTATTGAACAGGATGCATTTGATAAATTAAAAGATGGTTATACTGTATTAGATTCTAAATCTAATATGATTTATTTTAAACGATCTACTTTAGATAGATATTTAAAACGATCTACTCACAAAGCATTTTCATCGGTAGCAGAAGCTTTAAGATTGTTACGATGCGATAAACATGAATACTACGAAGGCGAAAAAAATGTTTGGTATGTACAAATGCCAGAATTTGTAAATCATCAAGCTATTAAACAAGCGCCTTACACTCAACAAACAACTATAAGTGAAATGGATGATGAATATCACACAAAATTCAGGACTCCAAAAGCATAAGAGTTTATATAATAAGACAATAAAGATATTTGGTCCTCCAGGGACAGGAAAAACATGGACACTAATTGAACGAGTAGTTAAAAAATATATTCGTAATGGTGTAGATCCAGAACAAATTGCATTTATATCTTTTACTAATAAAGCTATTAACACAGCTGTTAAGAGAGCTCTAGAAGCATTTCCTCACATATCTGAAAAACAATTTAGTAGATTCAGGACATTGCATTCTTATTGCAGAAGATATTTTGAACAAGAAATATTTGACACTAAAGATTGTATGATTGATTTTGCAGTACAAAATAAATTTGTGAAGCGATCTGATTCAAGATTATCTGATGACAACTTTCAATACAAAGATTGGTCATTGGGTGTTTATGATAAAGCACGTAACATGATGCAGGATCCTGTTTTAATTTACAAACAAGAGTCACATAGAAAAGATTCATTAGATGTTTTTTTAAGAAAAATTGATACTTACGAACACTATAAAAGACATGGTGGTGAAATATCTTTTATTGATTTTACCGATATGATTGAGAAAGCAATTGAAGAAGTAGAGTTTCCTCAATTAGAAGTTTTAATATTAGATGAAGCTCAAGATTTTACACCTTTACAATGGTCTGTAATTTATAAAATGGTTGATAATGTCAAAAAAATTTATTTAGCGGGAGATGATGATCAAGCTATTTATCAGTGGAATGGAGCCGATTCTAGATATTTTACTCATTACTTCCCAGGAAGAAAAGTTGTTTTAAAAAGAACTAGAAGATATGGCAAAGCTATTCATGAATTTACTCAAGTCATGCGTAAAGGTATTTTAGATAGTATTGAAAAGACTTTTGAACCAGCACAAAAAGAAAGCGCTATTAAAAGATATTTAAACTTTAAAGAAATTCCATTTAATTTAGAAGGTACATGGTTTTTATTAGGACGTATCTATACGGCCGTTAACGAACTAAAACTATTAGCTAAAGATGCTGGTATTTATTTTTCTGATAACGAGGGGAATAAATCATTTGATACAAGACAATGGCAAGCTATTAAAGCTTGGACAGCTATTTCTAAAGGTAAGAAGATTTCTAAAAAAGATGCAGAAGTTATGTACAAATACATTAGAGAATTAAAAGATCCTGACTTTAGAAGTCAGAGATTTTGGGTTGGTGTACCTGATTATCAAGAATATGATTTTCAAATGTTAAAAGAATGGTGTGGTTTAGATATGGACGAAAGCATGCAGCATAAACAATGGTGGTGGATTTTACGAAGAAATTTTGCTCCTAGACAAGTTATTTACTTTTTACGACTATTAAAAAGATATGGAACTAAAACATTAGATGAAGCACCTAAAGTAATTATCGATACCATTCATTCTGTTAAAGGGGATGAAGCAAATCATGTTGTTTTATATTCAAAAGCTAATTTTGCTTCTAGTTATAGGCATAAGAACAAATTAGAAAAATCTAATGAAAAAAAGGTTTGGTATACAGGGGGAACTCGTGCTAGAGATACATTACATATACTAAGCACAGATCATAAATATCATTACCCCATTGGTGAAGATTATTTAGTATATATACAGGAGAAAACATATGACAACTAAAGAAGACTTATTAAGAATATTTCCATCTGCTAGACAAGAAGGTGGAGATCATTATTCTAAACATAAAATACAGCCTTATACATTTATTACAACTAATAACTTATCTTTCTTTCAAGGGAACGTAATTAAATATGTAGTCAGATATAAAGATAAAAACGGAATAGAGGATCTTAAAAAGATTATTCATTATTGTGAATTAGAAATTGATCGATTAAGGAATGAAAAGTAGAAGACAAAAAATGAAATATCACGCTGATTGGAAGCGTAGAAATACAGTAAATGGATATTTCATGGACATGTTTAATAGATTTAAGTGGAGGGCCAATAAGAAAAACATACCTTGGAAAATTAAAAATGCTCAAGAATTATTAGAAATGTTTCATGCTCACGTACAAAAATTTGGTATGTGTTGTGAATTTACAGGAGAACAATTTGTTATTTATCGATATGGCACAGGTAAAGTAAATATGCAAAATGTATCTCTAGATCGATTGGTAAACAATGTTGGATACACTAAAGATAATTGTGTCTTTACCACTGCTGCTTTTAATTTTAGAAAAAGAGATATAACAATTGATGATTGCAAAAATATAATAAGAGTTTATAACAATAGAACGAATCAAAAAGAATAATTATGGCAGGTTTACAGTTTAGTTTTAATTTTAAAAAACATATATGGTCTTGTCCCAGCGAATATAAAGATTTATCGGGTTATAACGAAATAGCGATTGATTTAGAGACAAGAGATGAAGGTATTAATAATAAATTAGGTGCTGGTTGGGCTACTGGTAATGGCTATGTAATAGGTTTTGCTGTAGCAGTAGAAGGTTGGCAAGGTTATTATCCATTCAAACATGCAGGTGGTGGAAACATGATACCTGATCAAGTCATTAAATATATTAAAGATGTTTGTGCACTACCTGCTACAAAAATTTTTCATAATGCTCAGTACGATGTTGGTTGGTTACGAAGTATGGGTGTAACGATTAATGGAGATATTGTAGATACGATGATAGCTGCAGGGATCGTAGATGAAAACCGATGGTCCTATAGTTTAAATGCATTGTCTAAAGATTACCTGGGAGAGTTAAAATCAGAACAGGATTTAGTAGAGGCAGCCAAAGATCATGGCATCGATCCTAAAGCAGAAATGTGGATGTTACCAGCGGAGCATGTAGGATTTTACGCGGAACAAGATGCACGGCTCACGTACCTACTATGGCAAAGATTAAAGCATGAGATTAGAACTCAATCCTTGGAAACAGTTTGGGAAATGGAATCTAAATTATTACCTATTTTAATTCAGATGAGAGAAAAAGGAATTAGAGTGGATGTCAGTAAAGCTGAATTGATGACAAAACAATTTATTAATGAAGAGAAAAAAGTATTGAAAGAAGTAAAAGAATTATCAGGTAAGGAAATAGATATTTGGGCATCAAGACAGATTGGCGCAGCTTTTGATAAACTCGGTATAGATTATCCACGAACTGAGAAAACAGGCGACCCATCATTTACACAAAATTGGTTGGCTAATAGTAAACATAAAATATCTAGACTTATAGTACAAGCAAGAGAAATAAACAAGTTCCATAATACTTTTTTAAAAGGTATTTTAAAATATGAGCATAAAGGGAGGATTCATGCAGAAATTAATCAATTACGGGGTGACAATGGTGGTACTGTTTCTGGCCGTCTCAGCATGTCAAACCCAAACTTACAGCAATTACCAGCTAGAAACAAAGAATACGCTAAACAAATTAGAGGATTGTTCTTGCCAGAAGAAAACTGTAGATGGGGAAGTTTCGACTATTCACAACAAGAACCACGAATGGTCGTACACTATGCAGCTTCAATTGGAGAAGGATATGAGGGATCGACAGAACTTGTGGAAGCGTATGCTAATTCTGAAACAGATTTCCATCAAACCGTAGCAGATTTAGCTGGTATTGAAAGAACTCAAGCTAAAACTATTGGATTAGGTTTAATGTATGGTATGGGTAAAAACAAATTAGCTATCTCATTAGGTTTATCTAAAGAAGAAGCTGAAGTTATTATATCTAAGTACAATCGTAAGGTTCCATTCGTAAAATTATTATCGGATCGATGTATGAAAAAAGCAAATGAAGAAGGAGTTATACGAACGAAGAAAGGTAGAAAGTGTAGATTTGATATGTGGGAACCAAAAGATTTTGGTATTCACACTCCTGAAACTTTTGAAAATGCTGCAGCAAAATATGGTAGAAATAATATTAAACGAGCTTTTACCTACAAAGCTTTAAATAGATTAATTCAAGGATCCGCTGCGGATCAAACAAAACAAGCTATTGTTAGTTGTTACGAGGCAGGATTTTTACCAAAAGTACAAATACACGATGAACTATGCTTTGATATTCAAACAGAAGATGATATAAATAAGATTAAACATACCATGGAACATTGTATGGAATTTAAAGTGCCATCAAAAGTAGACATAGCTTTAGGAGATGACTTTGGACAAGCTACATAAAAATTCAGTTGCAGGTTATGGTACCGTCATTTGGCCTTGGTACCGAATCATTAAACAAAGATTAAAATTAATTAAATTTGACGATGTAAAAATTATTCATGGTACTCATCCTGAGTTTAAACAAACTATAAGAAGTGATGTTGAAAAAAATGGATTACTGTGTCCCTTAGTAGTTGATAAAGATATGAATTTAAGAAATGGCAATCACAGATTTAAAATAATTAAAAAACATGGGGATGCTAGTATCTTTTATGTTGCAGAAAATGATGCAGAAGTAAATTTTTTATCTAGACTAAATGTAAAAGTTTGGGAACTTCATCCTAACGTAAACGATTTAGGTTTTTGTTTTGAAGGTAAAATGAAAAAATACACAGATAAATGTCTTCACCTACTTACAAATGTAGAACGTGTGGCTCGATAGCTACCTGTGTTTTAAAAAGCGACAAAATTCCTTCACTGGAAACACCAGTTATTAAAAAGACAAGAAAAATAAAGTCTTTAAGTAGAAATTTCTAATTCTTCTACTGGACTTTTTATCATTCTTTC